TTTCATTCCTTCATTCATATCATGAGCATGATAATCTCTTATCATACCATAATATTTTTGTTCAAATAAATGTTTGTCATATGTTGGTAAATCTTCTGGATTTGAATCTACCATACAAACACCAAATGTTTTTATTGAAAAATTTATTTTGTCTTTTCCATGTTCTTCAAACAAATCATCAATTGATTTTGGTGTAAAAAGAAACTCAGTTGTATTAAGAACCATTTTACATCCTTGAACAGTTGCTTCATAGTCTCTTACTTCAGAATCGACAGCATCTGCTTCAAAGAATTCATTTCTTGAATCTATGATTTTCCAATTTGATGGACATAAGTCTTTACATATTTCAACAGAACGATCTGTTGATGCATAATTTATCATTATGCCATTATCAAAAAGATTTTTGTGGTGATTTATCCACCAAGGTAAAAGATATTCTTCATTGTAAAAGTGAGTTATTACTGTATTCATAATCAATCCTTTTACAACTATTTATTGGTGATCTCTACGGGGATCGAACCCATAACCCCCTGATTAAAAGTCAGGTGCTCTACCAATTGAGCTAAGAGACCATATTCCTCCACGTATGTTTATAGAGGCTTCGTGGTTCCTCTACTGGTACACACAAGAAACAGACTGCAGAAACCGTTTCTATAGTAATCCAGCAACTTTATTCCGTACACCTTATCGGTTCAGCCCATTGCGCTTAAGAGGTAAGCAATCCGATATTAGCCAGCGTTCCCCTCTCTTGTTAATCTGGCCCAGGTCTCTCCAGCCTATTCTAGAATGCTGGATAACTTTTTTGGTGCAGATAAGTTACTTCTGCTAAAGGTCATCTTCTTCCCACCCAAACTTGGTCCTCCGTATCGGATTTGAACCGATGATCTCCACGCTTGAAAGGCGGGTATGTTGGGCCGCTACACCAACGGAGGTTATATAATTGACCGATATAACAATCAAGAAGGTATATTATGACTGATATATCGGTCTATAAATTGGTCTACCTGGAGAGATTCGAACTCCCGACCCTCTGAACCCAAATCAGATGCGCTACCAGACTGCGCTACAGGTAGATATTATTTTGGTTGGCGCAGAAGGTAACGATCCTTCCACCCCTGTCTTATCAGGACAGTGCTCTACCTCTGAGCTATGCGCCAACATTGTTTCTTCAAAGATACATGGAGTAGTTGTTTGTCCTACTACAGGAATCCCAGCCCTCAGTTTTCTGCAGAAAACATACTTGCCACCTGCCTATAGTCCATGTATCTATGAAGAAACAACCGAAGTTGTTTCAACTTTTTTTCCAACAATGTCAAACAGCAATTTTATTCAACACAAACAATTTGGAATTGTGTATTATTCTTCCAATAACCCACAAGCCACTTACCCATTTCTACACTATAACGACGAATAATCTTATAATTACTCATTATGTTTCTCCATTAATATAGAAGATGTTCTTTCCTGACATAATCAGGGGTAATCTCTCTAACATACTCTTGGATTTCTTGCAACACTTCTTCTTCATCTTCCTGAAGAATTTCGTAGTCCATCGTGTATCCAGTATACTTTGGACTTTCTTCAGTAGAAGACTTTTTCTTCTTTTTGTTTTCATGGGATTTCATATTTATACAACCTTTTACATTACAAATAGATTATACACGAAATAAAAAGCTTTGTCAAGTAAAAAATCCCACTTTTTTGGTGGGATTTAATCTTTTTTTAGCTAAACAAGCTCTTTATTTTCTTCTTCCTCTCATCATCTAGTTCTCCAAACTTAGACTTAGAGAAGACAGGCTTATCGTCAGCTATATCGTCTTGTGCTGACTGTTCCACATCATATAGCCTCATTTTTGCCCTGTCAATACCCACCACAAACTTTTTAAACATGGTAGGATCATTATATCGGTTCTTCAATTGCTTGATCATAATCTGATTAAATGACTCAAGCTTTTCAGAACTGATAAGAGCAAACATCAAGTCTGCGGTGGCTGGAAGACCAAAGCTTTCTGATGTATCTGTGAGTTCAACATCTGAGTTTCCATATCCGCTTCTTGTTGTTTGAGTAGCAGAGAATATCGGAACGTTAAACTCGACTCCAAGTCCTCGTAACTCTTCTGCAATTGCTTTGATGTACGTATAACTATTAACATTTGCACCAGACTTGATACGGCTGCTACAACAGATATTAAGATAGTCGATATAGATAATATCAGGTATAAAGTTTCGTTTAATTCGTAATTCATTTAGTAGATGCCTAAAGTGTGCTGATCCAGCTGAAGCAGTTGGATACTCTTTGATGATAAGTTTGCCGACAGTCTTTTCCTTCACACGATTAATCTTTTTATCATAAACATCTTTTGGAAGAATAGAAAGTTCATCGACTGTAACATTTAGAAGATTAGCATCAATACGCTCTGCAATCTTTTCTTCTGCCATTTCCATTGTGATATAGAGAACATTCTTTCCTTGTGCCAGATTGTTTGCTGCACAATGACACATGAACAATGATTTACCTACACCTGTACCAGCGAGTGCAATGTTAAGACTTTTCTTAACCAATCCACCTTTGGTAATCTTATTCATATACTCAAGATCAAACGGAATGCGTTCTTCTTTTCTATGATAAAATTCAAATCGGTCATCTGAATTGATAAAATAATCATGACCAATAGAAACGTCAAAAGATACACCAAGAGCTTCTGAAAGCAAGTTAGGAATTGCACCTTTGCTTTGTTCGCCCTTCTTATCTTCTAGAATTTTAATTGATGCCATAATAGCATTATATACTGCTTTTTCTTGACAAAACTTTTCTGTTGAGTCAAGCAGCCATTCAATCTTTGTATCTTCAAATGCAAGATCATCAATTAGAGTTTTAGCATCTTTGAATGTGGTTTCGGAAATTCCATCTTTGTTATCCAATTCAAGATGCAACACTTCCTTTGTTGGAAGTGCATTATACTTGTCTATATACATTTTTATAAGATTGTATATAGCTTTGTCTGTCTGTGAATGAAAATAATCGTCTTTAAGAAAAGGAAGAACCTTACGTGAGTAAGGTTCATTATAAATCAAATGCGATAAGATTGTTTTTTCAATCATTAATATTTCTTTCCATCTACAAATAAAGATAATACAAATATAAGAATTACAATCAATAAAAACATACTAAGGAAACCAAGGAATATTGCAAGTGGAATCCACAGTGGAGATAGAACCCAAATCCAATCCCAATCAATTTGTCCTGTAAGTTTAAGTCCAATGAATAAGATTGTCAATAGACCTGGGAAACCTATACCATTATATGTCACTTGTGTTTTCTCTGCCATATTGTCATTCCTTATTGAGTTAAAACTTTAGTCCATTTTTTGCCATGAGATTTTAACCAAAGATTACCATCTCGTCCCACAGACATTGATATTTGTAAATTAGGATCAGTGATTGGCATGTTAACCGACATGGATGATGATTCTACTTTTCTTTGATTTGAACCTATAATTGATAAAGCAAACTCGCCTTCACGGGGCTGTTCCTTAGCAGTATCAGCTTTAGCACCATCAGATATCAAAGCCACTGGTGCAATTGGTAAGAAAGCAAAAAATTTGCGTCTATTCATTATTTCCATCCCAATTCTTTAATACAACGTTCGATAGGTTGATCATACTTACGACAAGTATTATATTTTGTTTCATCCCATGATTTAAGTATAGGACAAACGATTAATGCAAAGAACATAAAAGTAATAAACACACCGAATAAAAGATCAGTCCATTCAACACGCATAATCAATCCTCATCATTTTCATCTGATACATTCTGAACAAGAGAACCACCAACAAGAGTATACTTGTTCTTGATGTATTCTGCAAACTTAGTTGTGCTCAAAATATTCTTCCAGAAACTTGCATTGTCTTCAATATCAGCTGCTCGCATTTTATTTCCGACAAGTTCACCAGTTTGTTGGTCAACAACTTGATACCATCCGTTAGAAGGTTTGGCAATAAAGTTTCCATCAAGTGCAAGATCAAGAAGACCAGACCACTTCTTAATACCACCTTCATATGATACAGTAATAGGAACCTTACTCTTTTCCTTTACATAACGTGACTTCTCAACATTGATGATGAAGTGATATCCAGCGATACCATCAGAATCCTTATCTTGCTGGCGACCAAGAATCCAAATTGTATCTGCAGAATAATAAATTCCAGTACCACCACCAACAATATCTTTTGGATACAATCCAATTTCTTTGTAAGTATGATTGACAGCAATCAAAGGAATATCTTTCAATGTAAGATGTGGTGTAATCATACGGAAGAGAGACTTCAATGCCTTTGCACGAGACATGTCTGCAACAGACTTTCCTTCCATAGCGTCATCAACTTCCTTCTTTGAAGCAAGATTAC